CATTAAGACTTCCGTGGCTTATTGGCGTTAATACGATTCATGCGCTTTTGTTCCTCAAACTTGGCACGTTCCAGATTAACTCTATCAATATCTAAGTTTAACTTAGTCATTTTAAGATAATCGTCAAGAGTACCACTATTAGATTCATCTTCACTAATATAATCATTACCATTCTTATCTACTTGAAGCTTAGCATCAGTAATAATAATATTAGTAAGATTAGTATCAGCAGCAATAGCTTCCTTAGAATCGCGATCAAGTTGAGCTTGTTCAGCTTCAAATTTACGTTGAGCTTCCGCATTAGCAGCACGAGTTTGTTCAATCTCAGCATCCCACTTCTTTTGAATCTCTTCTTTTTGAAGTTCAAATTGACGTTGAGCTTCGGCAGCTTCTTTAATATATTTGCGTAAAGAAGCAATGTTATGATTACAAACAGCCTCAGCAGCTACATCGTAATTTCCATTTTGAGCAGCACCAAAAGCAATTTCCTCAAGCTTACGTACTTGTTCATTAAGTTCAGCAGAGTTACCAACAAAGATACCTAAATTAGAATTAACAAAGTCAGTACCATTTACACGAACTTGAACAATCTCATTGGTATTAGGATCTACATAAGAACCTTCATAGCCATCAATCCAAGCAATCTTAGCAGCATCAAGATTAGCCATCATATCACGAGAACGGAAGCAATCAAAGGTTTTAAGTGACCACACAGATCCCATTAGAGCCTGATTAAGTCCCATTTCAGTAACAGCTTTACCGGCACGAGCTTGAATATCTCCCGCACGCTGATCGTTCATATTAGCAAGTTCATACGCTTCTTGCTTAATAGACTGCTTAATTTGATTAATAGTTGTAAGATAATTAATCATTGTAGTATTAGCAATCTCTTTAATAGCTTGAAGTGATGCTTGTTGCTTAGCTATTTCACTATCATCAAATACAAGAGTACCATCTCGATTAGCTGCATCAAGACGCTCTTCCATAGTCATATCTTTAGTATCAGCTAAGAAACTTTCAGGTATCAATAGCCATGATCGGAATTTACTAATAGTGCGTTCCTCAACTAAAGTATAAAGACGATAAAGAGCAAGATAAGGTAATAAGCGATAAGGAATAGGTTTAGGATTATTAAGAAGCATTAAACGACTTAAACCATTATAAGGTAATTTACAATGATTAAGATTATTCACTTCTTCACGTTGAACAATGATAGGTTGAGATTTAGTATATACACCCCAATCTTTATCACCAAAACGATAAGCTTCCCAACATTGAAGAACCCAAGTATATTCAATATCAATATCACCAAGAGTAGTATCTAAGACATAATCTTCATCAACAATCTTTTGCTCAATCTCACCATAAGCATTAGTGTAAGTAAGAACACCACGCTTCATAGGAACCTTAAAAACACAATGACGAGCTTTGAGGACCCCGGTAGAGGGCAAGGAGTGGTACGGAGCAGCATTCTGCGTATCAATCGTAGGATTAAAAGCAATCTCACGAGAACGAAGCATAACAGGAGTAACTGTATATTTACCCGTACTTTCATGATTATGAATTATATCTTTGATATAAGCAATATCTCTTTTAGAAAGAACTTCTTGATATTCACCAATTATATCATTGATGTTAATATCAAACTCTCGCATCCCATAATCATCATCTTCAACAAAAAGATTACCACTATCAATTCGATAATACTCAAGAGGAGAAATAATTTCAAAAATAACATCATTGTATCTTACATCACGATAAGAATAAACACTTTCAGTACAGAACCAATAATAGAAAGCTTGAATATATTTCTCATTAGCTTTAATAAGGGAATTAAGAAGATCAAGAGTTTTCTGACCACGATCAGCTTCTTCATCAATCCAATCCTTAGCAGCTTGTTTCATAAAGTCTTCAGCAGATGGAAGATCTTTAGAAGGCTCACCGGTTTGAACACCGTTAGCATTCATGATGTTTATAAATTGCTGACGAAGAAGACCATCAAGAGCAACACGAAGATCAGCGTTACGTCTAGTGACAACATCAATATCAGCATTATAAACTTGGTAGTTATTATAGGTGTTAATAAACTCTCCTATATATTTCTCTTTAATAGGAGTAATAAAATCAACATCTCTAATCTTACCAGGCAAATCTTCTTTTCTACCATTAACGGAGTTGTAGGTCGCCATTACATACTTGTAAGTAGATTCATCTACAATTCCATTTGCAGCGTCAAGAAAGGCTTTAATATCTGCTTTATCATTATTAGAATAAGCAGTAGCAATAACCCAATCACACATAGCCTTAGTCCAAACAGCTCCACGCTTAGTAGCTTCCGAAGCAAAGACATCAGGCTTTTCTAAAGAATTAGGAATCTTAGAAGCATCCATTTAACGACGATTTAAACGATTTGCAATACGTCTGTCATTATTCTCTGTATTACCTTCAGCAAGACGCTTAGTATTTAAAGAATCTGCAAGAAAGACATACATAGCAACAATAGCAGCACTAATATGGTCGAAGTTACCCTCAGCAGTAAATCTCTGACACTCTAGAAGCAATCGAACACTACTAATAGACTTAAGTCTACGAATAGGTTTACCATCAGCAGTATATGAAAGAGGTTCATAAATAAACTCCTTTAGCATACGAAGACCATTATATTTCTTATCACTATCACCAATTACAATACCATAATCATTATTGTTAGGATTAGTCAATTTACGAGTATTGGCATTGGTTGGATCAAGCATTAAGTAACGTCTAAGTTTATATTTAATAAAGTTAGAAACAGTCTCACCAGTACCAGCTTCCGGACAACATTCAGCATTATACATAAGACACATACCCATAGTGACTATATCATTTTGCTCCATTGTGTCCAAACGCCCTATATATTCGCATACAAGCAGTTTTTGATTTGGATATGGAGTAATAGTATTACTACGCATCCATACTTGTGCAGAATAAAGAGAATGTTTATCTGTTACGTCTTTTTGAGCCTTATCTACCTTATACGCATCCACACTAACAAAATATAAATCTTTAGGCACTTCACCATTTACTAAGAACGGACGATAATACATTCTAACGCAACCATGAGTATCATCACGAGAACCATGCGGAACTTGATTAACAAACTCATGGAATCTACCTTTACCAAATATATCACGTTTAATACATTCAGCTTTTGGTATAAATTCAGCTTTATTAGAATTACCTAAATCATTAACAACAATCCAACCGTCTTGAAAGAATCTAGTAGCATTATCATTAATTAAATCTGAAACATGTAGATTAAGTTCAGGAGAAGCGAACATATTCTCTGTTGTATTAATGAACGCTTCGGCAGGAGTATTAGCACGTTGTGCT